GTTTGACCGTATCACACCATAAATGTGCTAGTAGCTCAGTTGGATAGAGCAATGGCCTTCTAAGCCATGTGTCGGGGGTTCGAATCCCTTCTGGCACATTTTTCATCTAATGAAATATGTGGTATAAATATGGTGGGTATAGCGCAGTTGGTTAGCGCGCCAGATTGTGGCTCTGGAGGCCAAGGGTTCGAATCCCTTTATCCACCCTATTGGGCTATCGCCAAGCGGTAAGGCACAGGACTTTGACTCCTGCATTCCGGTGGTTCAAATCCACCTAGCCCAGTTACCGAAGTAAAGCTTCGGATCGGAATGTAAGAATCCCGGTAACTGGGCTTGCCCAGAGCGAAGGAGAATCTTCCGAAAGAGATGGTGCCTGAATTGAAGAACTGGGCTTGCCCAGCTTGACGAAGGCCAGAAAGTAATCCCGGTAACTGGGCTTGCCCAGCTTGACGAAGGACAACAAATTTTTAATCCCCTGACTGGGTGTACCCAGTATGACAAAAGCATGAATACTGAAGGTCCGGAATTAATCGGAAAGACGGTATAGACCGATATAAAGTATATGTTTTGCTATTTGAGCTTATCCGGCTAACCGATATATGCATCGGGAGCAAATGTACTTAAACTTCTGTATAATGCGAAGAATGTTAATGGTTCATGGGATATTAGCTCAGTCGGTAGAGCACTTGACTTTTAATCAAGGTGTCCCGGGTTCGAATCCCGGATGTCTCACTTGTTAGGTAAAAGAATTGGTTTATACCAAGTCTTTATATATTTCGCGGATGTGGCGGAACTGGCAGACGCGCTAGACTTAGGATCTAGTGGGAGACCGTGCAGGTTCAATTCCTGTCATCCGCAGTTCAAGGGCTGTAGCGATTTATAAATAATGCGCGTTACGCAAGGTAGCCAAAACGGTAGCCAGGGAATCGAACCCCTGGCTATTATTATACCGCTTTAAATTTTTTGACCTTATCTGTTTCCTGGATGGTAAATGTCTCGTTTATCTTCTGAGCTGCTTCTTCATCCATGCCTTTCAGGATATGCTGGTATGTTTTCCTAAGTGTTTGTGTATTTGAGTGACCAAGACGGGCCGCAGCCTGTTTATCTGGTATTCCTAGAGACATCATTATAGTTGCGTTGTAATGTCTTAGATCATGCAATCTGGTATGAGGAAGTCCGTACTCGTTTAATAAGTCGGAAAATCTTCCGGTTAATGATTGCGGTTTCCACTTCGTGATTACTTTATCTATGTCACTTGCCTTTCCAACCGTTTTTTTATATCTCCTAAGTGTCTCTATTACATATGTGGGAGCGACTATCACTCTTTTGCTTGTTTTATTCTTTGGTGATTTCTCAACATTTTTATTAAATCTCACATTTGTTTTTTCAATCGATATAGTTCCTGTCTCAAAATTAATATCTTTCCATCTCAGCCCGCAGATCTCGCCTCGCCTAAATCCACATCCGGCGCCCAGTATAATCGGTATTTCTTCAACTTTTCCGCTAACAAAAGACAGGAGTTTTAAAAACTGCTCATTATTATACACGTTAGGATCATAATCTACCGGTCGCTTCAACTGTACGTTAACAGTAGGGTTCTTTTTTATATAATCATTTGCAATCGCATAATTAAACGCTGCCTTAAAAAACGTATTTAATTTATTTACGGTATTAACCGACAATGGCGGGCGTTCTTTCTCTTTCTTTTCTGCTTTGCAGTAATATTTTCTTTTCTCGGTCAGCTTATAGTTATAGAATTCGTCTAGAACAACCGGCTTGATATCAGTAAGCTTCATTTCCTTGAAATAAGGCTTGATATGGGTATAGATATACATTCTATACAATTCAGCCGTTGTATCCTCCCATGTGTGTTTTGTGAGCCTGTAATAAGTTTCTAAAAAGCCTACAAGCGTGTCTTTATTTGGTTCGACATATTGCCCGGTTGCAACCTCGTATTCGTACTTATCAATTTTCAACTTTACTTCTTTTTCTGTACCGCCACGAAATGTTTTTCGCTTACGCGTTCCAAAAGCATCTTTCCCATGTTCCTTTGAGCCCTTAAACCCACCTTCGTTAGGATAAATAGACCATCCATTGATATATTGCATGATATCATTCCTTTCTTGTTCTGGCCAATGCGCTCACAATATCCTTAAGTGCTTCAGGTGATATCCCTGCTTCAATACATTCTTTTACCGCAGGAATATATTTATCTTCTCCTTCTGTGTCAACTCCGGTGATCCAGTCAATTGTTACTCCAAATATTTCACGAATTTTTAACAACATTTCGATAGTAGGATTCATGTTTCCAGATTCATATCTTGTAATCGTTGATTTATTTACTCCTAATTTTTTTGCCATTTCCAATCTGGTTAATCCGAAACCTTCTCTTAGCTCTGTCATCCTATCGGCTAATCGCGCCATTGGTATCTCCTCCAAACACTTGATTTTACTTGATTTGCTTGCTACGCAATTATTCTATCAAAAAAAATCAAATTACGCAACAAAAAAGTATTGACAATAACAGCAAGATGGTATAATCTAAATATAGTGGTTGCGTAACAAGCAACACACGGTATTGTGCTTTTAAAATAAAATGGAAAGGAGTCGAAATATGAAAGGCGAAAAAACGACAAAAAAGAAGAAGTTTCTCGAAGTTGAGTACTATAGGAAAAAGTACCTATTTTCACAGGCTGATTTTGGATTATTGCTCGGAGTTAAAGAAAATACATACAGTCATAAAGAGACTGGCATATCTTCGTTTACGACAGATGAATTAATTCTTATTCACGGAGCGATTAATAAGGCAGCCAAAAAAGCAGGCGATCATCTTGTGACATTAGATGCGTTGCTTGGGTTATGATATTTTTTTGCCATTAAGGTTGCGTAATACGCACCATACCAGAAAGGAGAATGTAATTGAACGAACTGCAAACACCTATTGAGATAGCCTTACAGATTGACGAAAACGGAATGACAACGGCAAGAAAATTATATGAGTTTCTTGAATTATCAAAAAGTCAGTTTTCCAGATGGTGCAAATTAAACATCATAGGTAATGCATTTGCCGAGAAAGGCAGTGATTACATAGGGTTCGACCATTGATGTCGAGGGTAACGAAGTTAGGGACTATAAACTCAATGCCGCTTTTGCTAAGAAACTTTCCATGACCGCCAAAAATGAGAAAGGTGAACAAGCGAGAGAGTATTTCATCCAAACCGAGGACAAGCTTAAGGAAGTTGTTATTTCTGAAAACACTCTTTCTCCGGAACTCAAAATGTTTGGCTGTATTTATAAGTCATTAGCGCAGCAAGAACTCAGAAACAAGCAGATTGAGCAGAAGGTTGATGCTATCGAACAGACCAACAAAGCGATTAAAGAAACCATTGTAGGTACTTACGATAATTGGAGGGATGAAATTAAGCACTTAGTATCTTCCGTCCAAAGGGGGTCTAATCAGACCTATCAGGATACATACAATCGTTTATATGATGATCTTGAAAAGAGAGCACGTTGTGACTTATCGGTCAGGGTGAGAAACGGCAGAGATAGGTTAATTGATAGCGGAGCATCCAAGACAAAGGTGGAGGCTTTCGGTCGAATGGATGTTATAGAAGCTGATGCAAGGCTAAAAGAGATATTTACGATTATAGTCAAGGAATATGCTGTTAGATATGTGGCATAGGAAGGAGGGACAAGTGGAAAAGGGATGGTTTTATCGTACATTTATTTGTGGTAACTGGTTTAGCGGTCAGATAAAAGCTGAACCGAAGGATTTCCACCGCAGGAAAATAGTTAGGCACTACCGAGAATGTCAGAAATGTGGAAAGAAAGTATATGTCGATTAGGAGGGACAAGCAGTGATTAAGTATTTAAAAGGTATCTGTATCTTTCTTGGTTTTGCATCGGTATTTCTTTTAATGGGAGCCTGCGGAAACATCGACTCCAAGGTAATAATCGTTAAGGCAGATTTGTTATTATTTGCCGGCTGCATCACAATACTTGCATTAATGCTTATTTGTTATGTGGCATTGGAAAAGATTGAAGAAAAGGAGGACAAACATTATGTCAGGTAGAATTAAGCATATGGAGCGTAGCCATAGAAGCTATAAAAATAACCACGCTGATTTCAGACGATTTGCAAGTGCATCGTTACATAAGAATGCGGTAAAACAAAAGAAAACATCCATATTTGGACGTATCGCAAAGTTGTTCAAGCATCAAGACAGATAGGGGGTAGCCATGAGAGCCCAATGTATTTATTGCCGCCGGCACTGGAACATTAGCATCTTACAAAGGATACCAAGGACAGGATATGAATGTCCGTATTGTACAAGTAAAAGAAAAATGCTCACCAAGTCCTGCCAGACTAATGTGAGCGCATAACAAATTAATCAAGTAAATTTTATATCCAAAAGGAGGATAAGTCAAGATGATTAAAGGAATAGTTCGGGGATTAGATCATTTGGGTAGGATTACGTTGCCAAAAGAAATGAGAAAATCATTAAAAATTAACGAAAGCGATCCGGTTGATATTTATGTTGACAAGGGTGTGATCTGTATCAAACCTTGTAAATTGCAGTGTGTGTTATGTGGGGCAAATGACGAGAACAAGCTTGTTAAAAGAAACGGTGTCCATGTATGTACGGATTGTATCGAAGAATTGGCTGTACATATTGAGAGGTAGCCGTGGCTTACTACAACCTATGCGCTGATTGTGGATGCCGGCTGGACCCGGGCGAAAAGTGTGATTGCCGCGAGAAATCAGAGCAGCTAAGAAAGAAGTATGAGAAATTAACCGCCGCCGGAAATGGTGGTCAAATAGAATTTGGAGGATTATATGAATATAACAAAAATCAAGATCAGGAGCTTGTTCGGGCTTAAAGCCTTTGAAACAGATGGTAAATCTTTAGAAATCACCGGAAAGAATGGAGCCGGTAAAACATCAGTGATTGATGCAATCAGATATGCATTAACCAATAAATCTGACAGAGAGTACATAATCCACAACGGTGAGACAGAGGGCGAAATCCTTATTGAGACGGATAATGGTATCCGGATTAATCGAAAGCCGAGAACACAGCAGGCGGATTATAAGAGCGTGAAACATAATGGCATGGAAGTTGGAAGCCCCGAGACATTCCTTAAGGACATCTTCACTACCTTACAGCTCTCACCGGTTGAATTCATGGCAATGGATAAGAAGCAGCAGAACGCAATTATTTTGGACATGATAGAATACGACTGGTCCCTGCAGACTATCAAGGAATGGTTTGGTGAAATCCCGGATTGGATTAACTACGAGCAGAATATTCTTCAAATTCTCAATGATATTCAATCCGAAAAAGGTCAGTATTTTATTAACCGTCAGGATATCAATAGGGATATGCGTAATAAAAAAGCATTCATCGAAGAAATTGCCGTGAATATTCCAGAGGGATATCAGGTCGAGAAGTGGGAAAACGAAAATTTAGGAGAAACATTTACAGAAATTGAGCGTATCCGTAAGGAAAATGAGACCATTGATAAGGCACTTGCACTTATTGAGAACCGGAATAATAAAGTCCGTAAATTTGAAGCCGATAAGGAAATCGCCATTGCTGCTCTAGACCGTGAATTTGACACCAGAGGGAACCAGATAAGCAGAGATATAGCAAACCTTAAATTACAGATTGTAACGCTTGAAACCGAAAGCAAGGGCTTAGCAGAGAAGAAGCAGGACAAGTTATCAGTCATTGAACAAAAATATAAAGCGGATGTTGCTAAGTACGATGCTGAAATTGAAGAATATAAAGAATATTCCGGCAAAGAAAAGAAACCTATTGATACACTCAATGAAAAAGCTGCCATGGTAGAAAAGATGAAATCCCATATCAACGAATATCACAGGATGGTTAATTTACAAAACGATGTTGAGGACCTGGTTGCTGAATCGGCAGAACTCACACGAAAGATTGAAAAGGCTAGAACTCTTCCCGGTGAAATACTTGAAACCGCAGTAATACCGATTAAAGGACTTACAGTTAAGGATGGTATTCCGTTAATTAACGAGTTACCTGTATCTAACCTTTCTGATGGTGAGAAGCTTGATCTTTGCATTGATGTAGCTATCCAGAAGCCCAACGGATTACAGATCATCCTCATTGACGGAGTGGAGAAGTTATCTACTGACCTAAGGACAAAACTGTATGAGAAATGTAAAACTAAGGGGTTACAGTTTATTGCAACCAGAACTACGGATGATGAAGATTTAACCGTAGTGGAATTATAGGAGGTATCTCATGGAAAATGAAATTATCGTACAGGAGCAGACACACGAATTGTCAACAGCTGGTGTTTTCTCTAGTATTGCGAATTTTAAAGAATTGTTTGATATAGGCAAAATGTTTGCATCTTCTTCATTGGTTCCACAAGCATACCAAGGCAAGCCAATGGATTGTACTATTGCCGTAGATATGGCAAATAGAATGGGCGTATCACCAATGATGGTAATGCAAAACTTATATGTTGTTAAAGGGAAACCATCATGGAGCGGACAAGCCTGCACATCGTTGATTAACGGCAGTGGGCAGTTTAAAAACGTTCATCACGTTTATACAGGAGAAAAGGGGACCGATAACAGGGGTTGTTATGTTGAAGCTATCAGAATTGACAATGGCAAGGTTGTAAGGGGCACGGAAGTAACAATGGAAATGGCAAAGATTGAAGGGTGGCTTTCTAATTCAAAATGGAAGTCAATGCCGGAACAAATGCTTGCCTATCGAGCATCAGCATTTTTCGCTAGGGTACATATTCCGAATGCCTTAATGGGTATGCAACTAGCAGAAGAAGTTATTGATATAAGCAAACCGGCAGAGAAGATAGCTGCACAGGATCCTTTCACGAAATCGGAGGTAATTGATAGTGATACTAACTAGTGAGAATTATTTTAGTCCAGAAGCAAGCCGAGAATATCTCTCGGTTTCACAATACAAAGATTTTATTGGTACCCTAGGAAGACCGGCTTGCGAAGAACAGGCCATAGCAAAATTAGACGGTAAATGGGATATGGAAATGACAACCGCTTTATTGGTTGGGTCCTATGTAGATGCACATTTTGAAGGAACTCTTGATGTTTTTAAAGCTAAGAACCCTGAGATTTTCACTCAAAAAGGAACTCTTAAAGCAGAATACAAGAGGGCCGAAGAAATTATCAATCGAGTTGAACGTGATGAATACTTCATGAAATTTATGTCAGGCAATAAGCAGGTAATCATGACCGCTGATCTGTTCGGGGCAAAGTGGAAAATTAAGATTGATAGTTATCTAGAAGGTATTGCCATAGTTGATTTAAAGGTCATGGAATCTCTCACAAAGCAGTTTTGGACTAAGGATTTCGGGTACATGGATTTCACCCAATATTGGGGATATGACATTCAAGGAGCGGTATATCAAGAGGTTGTTTATCAAAATACCGGTAAGAGACTTCCTTTTTACATAGCAGCTGCATCCAAGGAAAAAGAACCAAATATTGAAATCATTCAGATTGATGACGATCACCTTCGAGAAAAATTAATTGAGGTTGAGCGAAACACGCCTAATATCATGTTGCTGAAATGCAGAGAGATTGAGCCTATCCGGTGTGGTTTATGTGACTGGTGTAAGCACACAAAGGTTCTGACTAAGCCGATTCATTATTCGGAATTGCTAGGTGAAGTGTAATGAAATCAATCATGGTGGATGATACCGAGCATTGCATATTTTGCTTTAATAGCATAATTGAAGAACACCATTGCTTTTTTGGAACATCAGATAGACCTATTTCCGAAAAATATCATTTAACTGTTCCTCTTTGCAATAAACACCACACCGGAAGCGCAGACAGCCCTCACAAGAATCGAATAATTGATCTTGCATTGAAATGTTGGGCTCAAACAGTATACGAACAACGCATTGGAGATAGGGATTCTTTTAGGCGAGAGTTTAAAAGGTCTTATCTATAGACGCTGAATAAAGGTCTCATAACATATCACAATGTATTATGACCTTCTTATCCATTCCGGGGTTGTTGACCACTGCCCCGGAGAAAGGAGAACTATGAAATACAGATTAACAATACCTGGGCGATTAGACGCTCTTAACGAATACACCTCAGCAAATCGTACTAATCCAAATAAGGGCGGTCAAATGAAACGCGATAACGAAGATATTATTATTTGGATGATAAGACAGCAATTAAGAGGGTTGCATATAGAAAGTCCTGTGCTTATATATTATCAATTTTATGAAATTGACAGGAGAAGAGACAATGACAATATTTTAAGCTGCGCTTCTAAATTTACGCAGGATAGTTTAGTTAAAACAAGAGTGCTGGAAAATGATACTCAGAAATTTATACATAGATTTTATTTTGACACTCATGTTGACGTTAAAAATCCTCGTATAGAAGTAACCATTACTGAACTAACCAAGGAACAGGCGAAGATGGATTTATTTGAATTATTAAATGATTTGGCGAGGGTTGGTGATTAAGTGGCAGAGCGCAGAATGTTTTCTAAGCAAATTATAGATAGTGACGCATTCCTTGAAATGCCATTATCAGCACAAGCCTTATATTTTCACTTATCTATGCGAGCGGATGATGATGGATTTGTAGATAATCCAAGGAAGATACAGAGGATGGTTAGTGCATCAGGTGATGATCTTAAACTCCTTATAGCGAAGAGGTATATTTTAACCTTTGAAAGCGGAGTTATTGTTATTAAACACTGGAGAATACATAACACTTTGAGAAATGACCGTTACAAAGAGACAGTATACCTCGAAGAAAAGGCTATGTTGACGGTTAAGGATAATAAATCTTATACCGAGAAAAACAAGCTCAACACCGTTGGTATACCAAATGGCAACCAAGTGGAAACCCAGTATAGTATAGATAAGAATAGTATAGATAAGTCTAGTAAAGAAAGTAATAGTCGTTTTACTCCACCAACACCCGAAGAAATAAAAGCATACTGCAAGGAACGTAATAACCAAGTAGATGAAGAACGGTTTTATGATTTCTACTCTTCTAAAGGATGGATGGTCGGTAAGAATAAAATGAAAGACTGGAAAGCATGTGTAAGGACATGGGAGAAAGACAGTAAGGATAAATCACAGGACAAGCCAAAGCAAAACAAATTTAACCAATATCCACAGCGAACCTACACAGCAGCAGATTATGCAGAGATCGAAAAGAAATTATTAAATAAGGGGTTGTGATGATGTTATTAAAAATTAGATTAAATGAGGACTTCGAAAAGGTAGCCGGCATCCTTGCAAAAAACGGATATGCGGTCCGAAGAGTAAAAGTCAAAGGAAAGAAAAAGACTACCGATCCCGGCATAGAGATTACAGGGGCAGGAGAGGTCGAGGAAATGGAGGAAGACGAATGAAACGTGGTTATTACAGCGTATACAGAAACGGCAGCCTAATAAAAGATAATATCGACTGTAAAGAGGCTGGAAACATAGTAGGAATAAAATCTGAGAGAGTATCCTTAATTGCTTTTCGTGGTACCGAGATCAACGGATATTACATAACCAACCACCACCTAGAGGTAACACCGACCAAGGTTAAAAATCTAACCGGCCAAACAGATAAGACAAAAATTGTGGTTGACCCGGAATTTGAGAAAGAATGGGACAAGGCGAGATTTAAACTTAACCCGAAAGCGAGGGACCGACATGAAATGCCCTTACGCTAACCCAACAATACAGCAATGCGAAAATTGTACCCTGCCTGATTGTGTTAGGGAAATAACCGAGGACCACAACAATTATCAATCTAACTGGTGCAAAAATAACCCCGACAAGCGCAGAGCAATACGATACCGATATTATAAATCTCATGCCGAAAAGGAACATACATACAACAGGGAAAGATATCAAAAAATTAAAAATACTCCGAAATGTAAAGCTAAGCAGCGTGAGTATTATTTAAACCAAAAAGCAAAGCCAGGGTTTAGGGAAAAGAAAAAAGAACAAAACAAGCAGTATCGAGAGAAGACGAGAGAAAGGCAGGCTGGATAATGTTTGACTATGAAGTAGCAGGCAATATGACAATCTTTGATTTCATGTATCCGACTTTCAAGATAGACAAGCCCATTCGCCTTATAGAGCTATTCGGTGGCGTAGGTAGTCAAGCCATGGCACTAAGAGATTTAGAAGCTGATTTCGAACATTATAGGCTTGTGGAGTATGACAAGTACCCGGTCATGAGTTACAACGCTATCCATTGTACAAATTTCAAGCCTACAGACATTCGAGAGGTACACGGAGAGGATTTAGGTATTGCCGATACAGATAAATTTACCTACATAATGACTTATTCCTTCCCATGCCAAGATTTAAGCGTAGCCGGAAAAATGAAAGGAATGACAAAAGGTAGTGGTACACGGTCTGGGTTGTTATGGGAAGTTGAACGATTACTAAATGAAACCGACAACCTTCCTCAAGTATTACTCATGGAGAATGTACCACAAGTTATTTCAGACCAAAATATAGCGGACTTTCGATTGTGGCAAGACTTCCTTGAAAGCAAAGGATATACGAATTACGTTGATGTTTTAAATGCCAAGGAATACGGAGTAGCACAGAATCGGGAAAGATGCTTTATGGTATCTCTACTTGGACAATGGAATTATAAGTTTCCTCAACCGGCCCCACTTACAAAGACTATGGCTGATTACATGGAAGATGAAGTTGACGAGAAGTATTATATCAATTCCGAAAAGGCACAAAAGCTTATTCAACAGCTTATGGATAGTGGCCAGTTAGAAAATAGGGGGGGGCAGCAACATTAACGTAATAGGCTCTTTAAATCCAGAAAAGGAATGCCAAGACAGGGTTAGAGTATTAGGCGTTGATGGTATTTGCCAAAGCATAAGGGCAACAGATTATAAAGACCCTCCGAAGATAGGGGTAAATACATGAATGAAGTTAAACAGATAGGAAATTACGAAACAGGCACATGGGATAATCCACAAACCGGAAGAGTTTATTTGTCAAATGGATTAAGCCCAACACTCAATACTTGCGGTGGGGGGGGTCATGAAGTGAAGATAGTAGAACAAACGGTATTCATTAAGCAAGCCACCTCTGAAGGATACATCGAATGTAAATTAGGCGGTGTAGCAGATTTGTCTTACCCAGCAAGTAAAACACGCAGAGGACGGGTCCAAGACAACGGCGATACTTGCCCTACATTGACGGCGACCGAGACTGGAGTATGTAGAATTGAAACTCCGTACCGCATCAGAAAACTAACTCCTCTAGAATGCTGGAGGCTTATGGGATTTACGGATGAGGATTTTCATAAGGCAGAAACGGTCAATAGTAATACGCAGCTGTACAAGCAGGCAGGGAATTCAATCGTGGTAGATGTGCTAGAAGCAATATTCCGGCAGATGATACCCCATAACAGTTAAGGCAGGAGGGATTAAAACGGAACTATACAGAGATCATTTCCAAAATTATAAAAAATATGGGATACCAAAAGCACAATTAATCATAGCAGATATACCTTACAACATCGGCGTCAATGCTTATGCTTCTTCTCCTTCATGGTATAAGGATGGCGACAACAAGAACGGTGAAAGCAAGCTTGCAAAGTCCTCGTTCTTTGATACAGACAATGACTTCCGAGTGCCGGAGTTTATGCACTTTGTCAGCACGATGTTAAAGAAAGAGCCAAAAGAAACAGGACAAGCCGGATGCATGATTGTCTTCTGCGAGTTCGAACAACAGTTTATGTTAATTGAAGAGGGTAAGAAATACGGGTTCAACCATTACATAAATCTAGTTTTTAGAAAGAACTACTCGGCACAGGTCCTAAAGGCAAATATGAAGGTAGTCGGCAACTGTGAATATGCACTTCTCCTTTACCGAGAGAAATTACCTAAATTCAGAAATAACGGTCAAATGGTTTTTAATTGCATGGACTACCAAAGAGACAATGAGACACCGAAAATACACCATACACAGAAGAGTATATATGTGATTAAAAATCTGATTGAAATATTTACCGATGTTGGGGACGTAGTGATCGACCCAACAGCCGGGAGCGGAGTTACTCTTCTTGCAGCTGAACAACTAGGAAGAAAATCATACGGTTTTGAGATTAAGAAAAACTTCGTTGATGATTTTAATTCTAAGTTGGCAGTAAATGTTCAATCAACCATATTCCAACAGGAATTAAACAACCGAAGATACCAGCAACAACAACTATCGGATTTTATAGCAACCTCATAAGGAGGGGTTTTATGGACGGTCAGATCTGTTTGGATTTTATAGCAGAGAAAGCCAAGGAGAAAAATAATGCTAGCTCAGAAGAAAAGTGTTGTTACACCTGTGAAAATTCAGAAATATTAGAAAAACCTCTTGACTACGGAGATTATGGCGTGTATGGATATTGTCATAAAAACGGTGGAAACTATAAGATTTACGTACCTGGAGCAAAATGCAAAGACTATCTAGCAACCTCATAGAGGGAAAGGAGCAGTTATGAGTAATCTAAAAATAGGTGATAAAGTCACCATGAACAATAAATATTACGTATCAGATAAAAATAAAGGAGTTATATTTACCGTCAGAAGCGAACCTTTTGATTTATGCGGAACTGAATGTGTAATGCTCGAAAATTATCGGGGTGGTTATGCTGCCGATGGTTTGAGGAAGGTGGAGGGATAACATGAAATTAGACATGACTGCAACAAAGGAAGATATTGAAATGTTTTTACTGCATCACATAGACAATGCGGATGGCAGAAAGTCAAAGAATAATCCATCACTTACAAAAGAACAGATTTGGAATATACATATGGATGTGGTTGTAAAAGGAAATTTTACAAGAATTAAAAATTTAATAGTTAATCAATTAGTAAAAGAATTTGGAGATTATTATGAGGAGGGATAGCATGAATGATTTAATCAGCAGAAAAGCATTGCTTAAGGAATTTGGAATAGATGATGATACTCCAGATGTAGCCAAGATATTAATAGCAGTCACACTAAAAGATATCGAAAAGAAGATTAGTAACCAGCCTACCGCCTATGATGTGGATAAGGTTGCAGAGCAATTAGAAAATGCGGAAATTGAAACAACAGAAGAACCGCACGCAATAAACGCTTTTAGAGCAATTGAAATTGTCAAGGAAGGAGCTGTCAAGGATGAATAAGCCTATCTGTATAGCCAAGAAAGCGGGTATAGTCACAGAACGAGGTAAGGCGAGTATCGAATGGTACAAAGACGGAAAACCGCAATACTATTGTTATGGATATATGGATAAGAGGACGGATTATTTCTTAGAAGTATGCAGAAATTGCAAGAACAATGTAATTTATGCGCAGGATGATATGGATAAGTACAACAAGGAGGGCAAGGATGAATAAGCAAGAGATAGAAAAGGCTATTGAATTTATAAATGAACTCATGAGCGACAACAAAGAGGATTTATTATTTAACAACAAAATTGGCGCAACGATAAAAACGGCACTCGCTCAGCAATTAAATAACGGATGGATACCATGTAGTGAAAGAAATCCAGAGTTTGACCAAAACTGTCTTGTCACAACTGATAGCGAGGAGATATTCACTAGCAAATTCTATGGCTACGGTGAAGAGTGTCAAGGATATAGAGAGTATCCAGAGGGTGTATGGGAAATTAATCAATGCGAATTGGAAGTTATCGCATGGCGACCACTACCAGAGCCATATAAGGAGGCACTATGACAGGAGCAATTGAATTTTTGCGCAAGGCAAAGGCGATATGTCAATCACAAGTAATATGCTTTAAATGTCCGTTGTATTCAGCATGTGGAAATGATTTTGGAAAACTAAAGAACGAAGCCGACCTGGTACGCAAAGTAATGGCTTATAGATTGGAGGATAGGGATGGAAAAGACGCATGACATGAGATTTTGTTCTATCATCAACGATGTATGTCCAGAGAAAACGGACGGTGAACGCACATATTGTAATTATTACTGTCAGTTATATACGGTATACAATGATTACAAACACCGCTCCATGAAAATTAAGGAGGTATCAGAATGAAAGAATGTAAACACGCGCTAGGCGGAAAGATTAATGAAATTGGAGAAATCTTATGTTTTTGCGAATTAACTGACCGATTAGAAAATGTAACCCTTGGATATTGTATCGGTAATTGCGAATCGCAAGAAGAAAGTGAGGTACCCTATGATAGGAGCAATTGAGTTTTTACGCAAGGCAAAGGCAATTTGTGATAATACTCATCCATGTGCTGACGAATGTCCATTAAATGGTTGGTGCCACCATGAGGATGATATGAATGATGCCGACCTTGTACGCAAGGTAATGGAGTATAGATTGGAGGATGGGGATGAGAGTTGAGGAAGTGATATCAGGATTATCCGTAAAAATTATTAACGGACTGACGAGAAATTATCTAAACGACATCGAAAAATTATCTGAAGCAACGGATTACGATTTAAGCAAAATCGGACATGATTTTCAAACCTATGTCGAACTGAGAAGTAAGGCAAGAGCATATATGAAATATCTGAAGCAGGAGGTATCTGAATGAGTTTAATTGAGAAGATAGATGCAGAGATAAAACGCATCGAATCACTACCAGATAATGATGGAGATTTAGACGGAGAAGAGATATATGACGATGGAAGACAACAAGGATGGTACGAAGAAGTATTAAGAATAAAACAAATTATCCTCTCTGAGCAGAAAGAAGATAACTGCATATTGGACGCTACTTACTACACCGATAATTCGCTCACCATCGGAGATAAAATCCGAGAGAGTAATGAGAGTTTAAGAAACGCAATGTATGATATTTTAAAAAGTCAAGAATGTGATTCGAATTGTCCATCCTATGAAAGTTGTGATTGCATGTGCGACTGCGAAACAAAATTACTGGATTATCTCAACCAACCATACACTAATCAACCCACCACGTAGCTCAATCAAAACACAAAGCAATAAATTCACCGCCGACGACACAGTGATATATAGTAAAACCCTTTAATGGCATGACCGCGTTTATCTTATCGATTTTAGATTTTTTACCGTCACGGAGTATCCATAAGGGTTTTACCTCACCAACGGTATTATGGACAGCTATTACATCGACATGCATGGGATCACCTCATTGGGATTATAACAAAGATATTTGTAACTGTAAATTAAGATTTAGGAGAATAAGAAAATGGATGATATGGGAATACAATTGTACTTGTATTACGAATGGTTAATATTAATTAAGGGAATTACCTTAAAGCAATTATGCAATATGAATGATTCAGAGTGGGAAGAAGTAAAGAACGAATATGAACAATATATAGCACCAACAATTGTCAAGTAAACTAAAATTTAGGTGACTTAGGGCATGGGATAAGTCTTAAATTCGTGCAATTGCATAAAAGTATGCAAGCCAAGCGGAGCCTAATCAAAATAAGACCCTAGATGTCTGAGCGAAGCGAGTTGATCTTGCGAGCCTGCTGGGCTCCTGCATCGGAAAGGAAGATATGAGCAAAGAGAAAGAAGATATATGTTGTTATGAAGTTCCGGAAGAAATGTGTCTATGTAGAAAATGCGTAGGTGAATGTTACATAGTTTCATGCGACAGGAAAATTCAAATAGGTGGAATGTGCGGAGGCATTGGAACGGTTAAATGCGACAAGTTCAAACCAAAGCAAATTTGATTCATCAAGAAGGGAGATAAAGCCATGAATAGATTAACAGAATTCCACAATGGAATATGGGGAATGTCAGTACAAGCCGTCAAAGATGGATATGATAAATATTCGGTGCTTAGCAAGCTTGCAGAGTACGAGAACTTACAAGAAAAATGCATAGAATTAACCGGATGCGGACTGGCAATGCTGGATATGAAGTACAAAGAATTTATAGATGATATAGCCGAGTTATATTCTTACCGTCAAGCAGAGAAACAAGGGTTATTGAAAAAGCTTCCGTGTAAGGTTGGGGATACGGTTTATATTATCAATAGCTGTAAGCAGATATGCGAACGGAGTTGCTGCGGATTTTCATTGTATACTGATATGATATTGAAAATTTGGTATAGGTGGATAAGTGAAGAAACTAGAATGAGTAGTGCTGGGAAACTTGGTATTGATGTATTCCTCACCAAAGAAGCTGCAGAGGAAGCATTGAAGGGAAGTGAAGGTGAATGAACTGCCGTACCTGTATCCATACCACGGAAGATGATTGGCATGAACTAAAATGTCAAAATGAACAATCAGAAAGTTATGGGACAATGGTAGAAGATGATGATATATGCGAAGGATGGGAAGGAGCTGATCTAAGTGATTGAACTTAAATTTCAACCACAGTGTTGTGAATGTAAAGACATGGACATCAAGACAGAAACATACAAAGTGTACGCCGGAGTTGATGTAATAAAAATGCATTGCAAAGTATATTGCGGTCACGAAAACGTATGTAAAAAGATAACAACGGAAGAAAAAGGAGTGATGCCTATTGACTAAAGAAGAACTAAAGCAAATATATTACCTTAATCAAGAGATTAAGATGTGGCAGAAGGAACTTGAAAAGCTACAGTACAAATCATTAATTAAAGGTCAGGAGATTACCGGGATGCCATTTGTGACCGGAACATCGGACAAGGTTGGTGACATGGTATCAACCATGATAGACATTGAAGCAATCATCCGAGGGAAGCTAGCAGAAATACAGATGCAGAGGAAAAGGATAATAGAGTACATAGACAGCATTGAAAGTAGTACGGATAGACAAGTGGTATTCCTTTACTGCGTATCTAATCTAAATTTCTACCAGATAGCAAAAGAAATGGGGCCGGGATATACATACGATTGCGTGAGACAAAGCTATTATAGAAGACTAAAAAAGGACAACATTAAATAAAAGTGTCACAGTATGTCACAAACATACATGATATAGTGCCATTATGAAATAAACACACAAGACTACATCATTATATTCCTCCATATACAGCCGGGCAAACCGGCAAAACCAAAAAAGGCATTCGGACAAAGCTGTTCCGGGTGCCTTTTCCAATGAAAGAAGGCGATATCCTGCAACCGATTATACCAATAGAATTTAAAAAGAAATGTGTTAAACTTTCAGAAACCGGGATATCAACCAAAGACATATACGCTGACTGCTATTGCAAGGAATACGGATCAGCTTCTTTGGAAAGCTTTTCAAGGTTACTGAGAAAATGGAAATCAAAGGTCGAGGCAGACGACAAAACGCTAGAAGCCGGAAACCTCGGATATAAATTCACACCCCATGCATCGACCGTACAGGTTAATTCAGAGGGTCAAGTAGTACAGGCATGGATAAAGTCACACACTAACGATGATTTATACATCGAATTAATAAATGAAGTTAAAAAGAATACGCCACATGAACACATTGAAGTGGCACATAAGCCCGATGCAAGCGGAATGTTAGAGATACCATTCTTTGATATGCACTGGGGCATAGCTGATCTTGATTACTACAGAGATACGCTTAACAATGTATTAGCTTTAATAGACAGAAAAATCTATGATGAAATAGTCGTAATAATTGGACAAGACAGTTTTCACAACGACAACTTCAATGGCACAACCACAAAGGGCACACCAATAGAAAAGGTTAACATGGTCAAGGCATGGCAGGGAGCAAAAACATTTTGGTATAACATCATTGATAAAGCCTTAGAGAGGGCAAATAAAGTCAAGGTGATATATTCTAAGGGTAATCACGATAAGACGGTTTGCTGGGCTTTTATGCAGATGTTAAAGGAACGATACGGCGATATAGTAGACGATGGATTAGAGGAACGCAAGACAATTACATACGGAAGATGCTTCATAGGATTAACCCACGGAGAATTTAAAAGGAATAAACCGTCAGACCTTCGTAGTCAATTTAGCGTGAAGTTCCCTATAGAGTTTGCCAACGCTACGGTTAAGGAAATACACACCGGACATTTGCACTCAGAGAAAGAGGAAGACAATTATCAAGTAATGTGCCGCAGGCTTTCTTCCGGAAATAAGGATGATGAATGGACGGAACGAGAAGGGTACTCGGCAATCAAGAGGTTTATGGTATTCGAATGGTCACTAGATAAACTAGTGGCTATTTATTATGTTTAGGAGGATGCATATGCGGAACGCAAGGAGTAATCCAAACCCAATTATAGCACCAGAATATAAATCAATGTATGAAAAAATAAACCCACCGGTAATTACAGACACGGTTAATCACCCGTCTCATTATACAGCCGGAGAAATAGAGTGCATCGACGCATTAGAAGCGGCAACAGTAAACCTAACCGGTATTGATGCAGTGTGTACAGCAAATGCCATTAAGTATTTATGGAGATGGAAGCAAAAGAACGGCGTCGAGGATTTGAAGAAAGCACAGTGGTATATCAACAAGCTAATTGAAAAGCAAGGTGATTAAATGGATAAACAAGAGCTACTCATTCAAATAAGGTTACTTTACAAAGAGATAAGGGGCAGGCGCAAGATAATAGAGGAACTTGTGGCAATGTTAAACGATATAGAAGATAAAGAAATGTAGGTAGGCCCATGAAATCATGTAACGGATGTAAGAGCATATCAAGCAAGGAGTGCGGGAAGATAGTAAAGATACAGACCGCAAGTAGCGGGGCATATTTTACCAAACGGCCGGATAATAGGTGCAAAAAGAAATAAAAGTAGGTGGTGGTGTGAAGCTAACACAGAAGCAAGAAAAATTTGTGCAAGAATTAATAAAGGGTAAGTCGCAAAGAGAAGCATATAAGAAAGCTTATAATGCTAAGAATATGTCAGATAGCTCCATAGACGTAAATGCAAGTAAGTTACTAAAAAATACTAAGGTCGCACTAAGATATAACGAGTTGCGCACCAAGGTAGTGAAGAGAGCAGAAGAAAAGGCTATTATCACAGCCGAGGAAGTATTAAAAGGAATAGCGAATATAGCAAGGGATGATATAAAGAATTACTTATCATTCAAAACCGTTAAGACTGTAGTCGAGCATGACGAAGACGGAGAACCTATAATAGATTATCGAACAGTTGTAACACTGGAAGACAGCGACGACATAGACACGAGTAATATATCGGAGGTCAGCATAGACAGCAAAGGTACATTTAAGTTTAAGAGATACGATAAGGACAAGGCATTATATAAACTAGCCGACATCATGGGATTAGACGAGATGGCCAAGAAGAAACAGAAACTTGCCGTGGATAGATTTGAACATGAAAAAGAAATAGACAGTAAGAAGTACTGGTAGGTGATGATATGGATTGGTTAACATTCTTTTATGTCAGTAAACCGTGGAGGGAATTATCTTATAATCTCAAGATAGAGCGTGGTGGTAAATGCGAACGCTGCGGATATAGACCAAAGCACTTTAGTAGCCTGATAGGCCATCATAAGATTAAGCTTACTGAGGACAATGTTACTGATCCAAACATATCGCTTGATCCTGTACATATTGAGATTATATGCAGTAAATGTCATAACAAAGAGCATGACCGCTTCCATAATCACCATAAGGTTTATATTGTATATGGCTCTCCTTTATCCGGCAAAACAACCATGGTAAAGGACATGATGCAGTATGGTGATATCGTTATGGATATGGATGCGCTATGGCAGGCGGTAACATTTCAGCAGGAGTATGTTAAGCCTAATAATATTAGGTTTAATATATTTAAGTTGCGTGATGATTTACTGGACCAGATCAAGACAAGGTATGGACAATGGTACGATGCCTTTATTATTGGTGGCTATCCAGACAAGTATGAGAGGGAGAGATTGGCTATTGAGCTAGGAGCGGAGCTGATCTACTGTGAAAGCACAAAAGAAGAATGTTTTGAGCGATTGGAACAAAGCGATAAGCCAAGTGAATGGCTTGATTATATTGAGGACTGGTGGGAGAAATATAATGGATAGGAGAAAATATCAATGACATGTATTGCAGGATTAATACATAAGGGTAAGGTTTATATTGGCGGTGATAGTGCCGGTGTGGCTAATTATGATCTGAAGATAAGGAATGATAAGAAAGTCTTTCATAATGGTGACTTCATCATGGGATTTACCACATCTTTCAGGATGGGACAACTACTTCAGTATAAGTTCCATCCTCCGACATTGTTTAATGAAGATGGGTCCTCTAAAGATATAAACAAGTACATGGTTACGGACTTTATTGATGCAGTAAGGCAATGCCTTAAGGATGGAGGCTACGCTGCGAAAGTTAATGAAGAGGAAAGTGGAGGAACATTCTTAGTAGGATACAAAGATAGATTATTCAGTGTCGAAGCAGATTACCAGGTTGGAGAATTCATAGATGGTATTATAGCGGTAGGATGCGGAGATGATATAGCACTCGGGTCTTTATACACGACAGCAAAGCTTGATATGAGTCCAGAAGAAAGAATACATATTGCACTTGAAGCAGCGGAAAGATACAGCGCAGGTGTTCGAAGTCCTTTCAATATTATCAACACATAACCCTCCCCGGGGTCATGAATTCTATTGATTGTCGGTAACTGTGATGGGGTTATTCGTGTGATACACGGCAAGATTTTGACTTTTTGATTTTGAATTTCTGAAAATATTTGAGAGTTGGTGAGAACATGGGTAATCCGGAATTAACAGCCGAAATTGACCGGCTAAAGAATGAATTTAAAGGCGCAGACGAAAACAAGCTGAATGTTATGGAAGGACTGATTGAGCAGGCAGCTTATGAACGGATCTATTTAAAACAGCTAAATGAGCAGGCGATAGCATCCGGATTAGTAGAATTTCACCCTGAGAATGCAAAGTTGCAGCGCACTCTTCCGGTATCGGGTGAGATATCGAAGCATTCCGCAGCTCTAACCAATATTATGGACAAACTTATGAAGCACTTGGCGGTAGGAACCGAAGATGATGACGAAGGACTGAGCGATTATGAATAAGGGTCATAGCTTAGCCGAAAAAAATGTGATTGGCAGACTAAGAGAACAATATCCAGATTCTTATCTTTGGGAATATACTGAAAAGTGCTTGACCGGTGAAATACTTGTTGGCAAAGAGCTTAAAGCACAGCTCCGGATGCTTATTGATGATATGGATAATATATCATACAAGTTCGACATCACCGAAGCACATAAACGGATCCGATTTATTGAGAATGAATGTAAACACAGCATTTCTCCTTTTGCCGGTAAGCCGTTTATTTTAGAGTTATGGCAGAAAGCATTTACCGAAGCCAAGTATGGTTTTTACATGATGATAGAAGGAAAGTGGCTTAGAAGATTTATAAAGACTTTGCTACTTATCGCTCGTAAAAATGGGAAAACAACCTACTGTGCAGCTGATGCTTTATCTGAATTCTTTTGCGGGAATACCGGCACAAATATTCTTTGTGCATCCAATGACTATGAACAGGCAGGGCTTGTCTTTGACGAAATCAATAACATGCGGGAAGAAAGCCAGAAGCTAGACAAAGTAAGCCGGAAGAATATCAAGGGCATCTTCATGGGCAACAAAAAACAGAAGAAAAAGAAAGGCAAGTACAGTTATCAGAATAAAGCGAAAATTAAAAAGTTATCTGTCAAGACCGGGTCCAAGGAAGGTAAGAATGTAGATAAGGCAATCATAGATGAAGTCCATGAGATGAAAGATAATAGTTTGGTCGCTCCGATTATGCAATCTACTTCCACGAAAGATGAAGTTATGATAGATGAAATTACAACGGAGGGCTTCACGCAAGACGGATATCTCGATAAGGAATTGGTAGAAGCTCGTCAAGTATTAAAAGGTGAACTCAACCGGCCTAGATGGCTAATATGGATGTATACCCAAGACAGTGAAACCGAAGTATGGCAGGACCGGAGCAGTTGGGTAAAGAGCAATCCTAATTTAGGTGTGTCGAAGAAATGGCATTACCTTGATGATCTTATCGAGGAAGCTAAAACGAACAGTGCAACCAGAGCCTTTATGCTGGCCAAGGATTTTAATATCAAACAATCCAATGCTCAAGCATGGATGCAGCAATCTGAAATAATCAATACAGAGACCTTCGACTTAAATGATTTTGCCGGAGGCTTTTATATATCAGGAAATGACTTTGCGGAAACAACAGACCTTTGTTCTTCGACTATTCTTCTTAAAAAGCCGAACGACAGAAAAACATACTTTTATACTCATTACTGGATACCAGAAAGCAAATTAGAAAAGGCTCCGGACGATGTTGACTATCAAGCATGGGAAAGAGAGGGTCATATAACAATCGTGCCGGGCAATGTTGTTGAAAGCTCCATGGTTGCTGATTGGCATTATGCATTGTTGGATGAATATGACTTGAAACCTTTCAAGAGCGGATATGATAACAAATTTGCTAAAGATTTTGTGAACCGATATGAAGAGATCTTCGGAGAGAAGATAGCAGTTAATATCCCGCAGGAATTTAAAGTATTAAACAATCCCACAAGGACGCTTGAAGCTGACACGAGGGATAAGTTAGTAATTTATAATGACAATCCAGTGTGCTTTTGGTGTTTTAAGAATGCAGGAATTATATTAGATAAATTAGGGCGCATTATGCTTACTAAAATGGATACTACAAAAAGAATAGATGGTACAGCTGCTAAAGTAGACGCATATGCAACCCTAGAATGGTATCGGTCAGAATTTATGAGTTTAATAGCGTAGAAAGAAGGTGAAGAATGGGAGTATTTAATTATTTAAAAGGAGTAATAAACGGAAAGACCAATATATACGGTGCATGGCTTACCAATTCGCAGCCTATTTTTACGAGCTTCGGGAAAGATATTTACCTTTCCGATTTTGTAAATAACGCTATTGACCGAGTAGCCAGCGAGATTGCAAAAATTGAAATTAAGAGTGTAGTATCAGCCAGAGACACTATACATATCCAAAACGATGATATTACAAGGCTATTCCGATTCAAGCCTAACCCACTACAAACGACAAGCGACTTTCTTTCTAATGTCGAATGGCTGAGAAGGAAAAACCGAAATGCTTTTATTTATCCACAGTATCAGATCATTACCCTTCCTGATGGTAGGCAATTTAAAAAGTACCTTGCGTTCTACCCTTTGAAGCCTTCCGCAGTTTACATCGGTGTAAACGACGGTCAGGTGTGGGAAATCAGATTAGATTTTGAGGATGGCAGCAGTTACACCTTGCCTTACAGTGAACTAATTCACTTGAAATGGAGAAGGGGAGCTAATACCATTGTCGGCGGTGGTGACGATCAGGGACAAGCGAATGATTACGATATCGTCAGAACTATAGACGCTCTGGATAAAACAATTCAAGGATTGCCGAAAAGCATCGAAGCCAGCTTGCAGATTAAAGGTGTTTACCATGCTAAGACGCTTGCCGATGCTAAGAAACTGACTGATCTCAGAGCTGACTTTGAAAGTCACATGACCACAAGCAAGAGCGGTATGGTTGCAACTGATTTAGGTGGCGAATTTACACCAGTGAATATTAAGGCAGCCGATATACCGGATAATGCCCTTGCATTCTTGAAATCGGTTATACAGGAGCGGTACGGAGTATCAGCTGCTATCCTTTCTGGGGATTACACCGGAACCCAGCATAGTGCATTTTACCAGACAGCAATTGAAGAATTTATTATCCAATTTGAGCAGGCCATGACAGCCTGCCTTTTTACTGTCATGGAGCAGGATGTTGGACATCGGATAAAAGGATATTACAGCAAAGTAAATTACATGGCCACAGCTGATAAGCAGTTACTTGCAGACCTCGCAACGAAGACAAGACTACTTACACTTAACCAGATTAATGATATGTTCGGCCTTGAACCTTTTGAGGGCGGAGATGTAAGGCTACAAAGTTTAAACTACGTTGATTCGAGCATAGCTAATAACTATCAGATGCAAAACAAATCTAAACAGAAGGAGGATGATACAAGTGAAGAAGAATGAGTATGAACGCAGGCTGATTGAGATAAGGGCTGTAGATGATGCCGAAGGGAAAATGATAATCGAAGGCTATGCTATCACCTTTGACCAACCGGCTACACACCAATATGGCAATAGAAAATTCACGGAAGTTATAAAGGCCGGAGCATTGAGAAAGACGGACATGAAAGATGTACCGCTTCGCTATAACCATAACGACAATGTGATTATTATGGCCAGAACACGAAATAAATCGCTTATGTTGATTGTTGACGAAAAAGGCTTGCTGATAAGAGCAGAACTAATAGACACGCAGAGCAATAGAGATTTATACAAATCAGTTCAAGCGGAGCTGATTGATAAAATGTCATTTGCCTTTACTGTTCCTGATGGCGGTGATAAGTGGTCATTTGGTGATACCGAGACCACAAGAGAAGTAACCAACATTGATAAACTGTACGACGTGAGCGTGGTGGATACCCCGTTTTACGATAGTACGTCTATATATGCTCGTAGTCTTGAATTACTGGACGGTGAGGAAAAGCGGCTGGATAGCTTAAACGAGATTGAAACCCTTAAACAAAAAATCATTCTGAAAGGAAAAATCTAATTATGAGAGAAAAATTATTAGCCTTAATGAAGGCAAAAAACGAAAGAAAAACTGCTATTGTTAAGCAGGCAGATACAGTTACCGAGGTTGAAGAGTTAAGAAAGCTCAACAAGGAGCTTGACGGAGTTAATGAGGAAATCAGAAAGCTTCAGGAAATGATTGATGAACTTCCGGAAGAAAAAGACCCTGCAGATCCCGATCAGAGAACTGCAGTTGTTAACGGAGAAATCCCCGGAGTGGTTAAGACATCCGCAAAGGCACAGGAGCAGCGCAAGTCAGCTGATGAAGAAGGCTTGGAATACAGAAAAGCTTTCCAGCAGTTTGTTACTAAAGGCACTCCTATTCCTACGGAGCTTAGGGCAGATGCGAACACGCTGACTACTGACATAGCAGCTGTTCTTCCCCCGATCACGGTGAATAGAATTGTTGAGAAGTTAGAGACTACCGGCATGATCTTGCCTCTTATCACAAGAACATCGTTCGCAGCCGGTATCAAGATCCCTACATCAAGCGTGAAGCCGGTGGCTACATGGGTAGGCGAAGGTGCATCTTCTGATAGACAGAAGAAGACTACCGGAACATCCATTACGTTTACTAACTTCAAGCTTAGATGTGAAATCTCCATGTCCATGGAAGCCAGCACAATGGCATTATATGCTTTTGAAGCTGCATTTGAGAGACAAGTTGTTGAGGCCATGGTAAAAGCCATTGAAGGCAAGATTGTTTCTACCGCGGATGGAACAGATTCCCCTAGAGGTATTTTGGCAGAAACCCCGGCTACTGGGCAGGCGCTTACTGCAAACGCATTGAACTATCAGCTTTTAGTTGATGCGGAAGCAGCTATTCCGCAGGCATATGAGAGTAACGCTATTTGGTGCATGACCAAGAAAACCTTTATGGGCTTTATTGGCATGGTGGACAGCCAGAAGCAGCCTATCGCTAGAGTAAACTACGGTATCGGTGGAGCTCCTGAAAGAACGCTGCTCGGTAGAAGCGTAGTACTTTGCGGAGACTACATGGATAGCTTCAGTGCAACACTTGAGGCAGGAAAAATCTTTGCATTTATCTTTAACTTTAAAGACTATGCACTGAACACCATCTACGATATGGGCGTACAGCGTAAGCAAGACTGGGATACAGAAGACATGCTTACTAAGGCTGTTATGTCTGTAGATGGTAAGGTAATCGATAAGAATTCTTTGGTTACTCTTGCGGTTGCAGCAGCAGGCTAACCAGATAATCAATTAACCAGGGCGGTTGAGTATATCTCAGCTGCCCTTTTAAAGTAGGTGAATCATATGACATTACCTGAAGGGCTATTAGCAACAGTAAAAAATTATCCCGGCATTGATATTACATGGGCCGATACTTCAATTGACGCACAGTTGACCGGGCTTATTGGTCTTGGAATGAAATTTCTTGACGGAAAAGCCGGATCAGTATTGGACTACTCCACAGACGGAATGCCGAAACAACTATTATTTGAATATGTCAAATACGCTAGAAACGGTATCCTGAATGAATATGTGAATAACCTCACTCCATTTTTGATGGATTTAAGGGTTGGAAATGGCGGTGCGTATGGCAGCGAAGAGACAGCAGTATAACGATGGTATTCTCAATGTCTACACGGTTGGAAATATAGCACAGCCCGGGAATATGCCAAAGCATGGATTAACCTTGAAACTTCAAAACCCATTAAGGTATGAAGAACTTAAAGTATTTGATAGCAAGTTTTGGGCTGCCTCTCAGGACAACACCAAGATTGAGCGATTGCTGAGGGTCCCGAGAGTGGACGCAGTTGTACGAGATGATAAGGTAATACCTATTGACGGTAAGCAGTACAAAATCGTGCAGATACAATACCCGGTTGATGTACTACCGAAAAGTATGGACCTATCACTCGAGAGATTGGAGGTTGCCTATGCGGTTGGATGAAGTTAGAGATGTATTTCTTTCTGTTCTTCCAGAGGCCACATTTCATAATTTCGCATGGTCGAAGCCGGATCAATATATCGTATGGGCCGAGGATGGACAGGCAGATGCAGTACATGCTGACAATCAGATGCAGATCCAAGTTACTGAAGGTACCGTTGATTTGTTTACCAAAACTGAATACGACCCGGTAGTGAATCAGATTCAGCAAGCCATGAACATTTCTGACATGTCTTGGTATAAAAACTCCACTCAGCACGAAGAAGAGACAGGATACATCCATCATGAATGGGTTTGGCAGGTAGGTGATGATGTTGGCTAAATTTACAATATCAGGCGGTGACGAAATAGAAATAATGCTCTCTAAGCTAGGAGCTACATCAGTTGAGACAGGGAAGAAAGCAGTAAGAGAGGCTGCTGATATCGTTGCTGATAAAGTTAGAGGTAATCTCGACAAGCTTCCCAAGGATACATTTAGAAAATTATCGAAAGAAGAAAAGTTTAAAGGCATCCCAGAAGTACAAAAGAAAGACTTGCTTGATAATATGGGAATTACCCCAGTTGGAGTAACGGACGATGGGGTAATTAATGTCAAGGTGGGTTTTCACGGTTACGGAAGTATTCCAACAAAATCATACCCAAAGGGCTTACCAAATCAATTATTGGCTCGAGCTGTAGAAAGCGGCTCATCCGTCAGAAAAAAGACACCATTTCTCAGGCCGGCTATTAACCAGACAGAAACAAAAGCAATTGAAAAAATGCAAGAAGTAATAACAAGAGAAATCGAGAATTTATAGAAAGAGAGGTAATAAACATGGCTAAAATAGGTTTACAGTATTTAGTCTACAAAGGCGCAGGAGAAACACCTAAGAGCGGCAGATTGGCGTATGCAATCCAAGCCGATTTATCCATTCAGTTCAATGAAGCGAAACTTCCCGCGGATGATAAAATCGTAGAATCGGATAAGTCATTCCGAGAGGGTACTATAACATTAGGAGTCGATGACTTAAACGACACCATTCAGACGGAATTATTAGGGCATTCTATTGATACAGAGACAGGAGAACTCACAGCAAATGGAAACGACAACAACCCATATGTCGGAATAGGGTTTATTTGCATCAGTAAAAAGGATGGAGCACAGAAGTTTAGGGCAATTTGGGTACCAAAGGTACAGTTTGCCGAGCCATCCGAGACTAATCAGACCAAGGGCGAAAATACGTCATTTTCAACCCCGACAATGACAGGCACGATCATGGCTCTGGACAACGGAGACTGGAAGAAAGAAAACAGCTTTGCAACATTAGCATTAGCAAAGGCATATCTTGACGAGAAAGCCGGAATTGTAACTACACCGTAATACATAGGGAGGGGGGAACCTCTCCCTTCTCTTTTTAGGAGGATTTATGAGATATTTAAAGCCGATTAGTACTACTATCGAAATTAATAACGAAACCTACAACTTAAGATATACCCTTGATGTCATAGATGAATTACAAGATAAAACCAAAATTCCTCTACCGGAATTAATCAGTTTTTTATATAAGAAAAGATACCAAAAAGATGCTATCAGAGTCCTGCTTAAGTATCTGACAGGGCAAATGATTGATGTGGAAGATGATAAATTAGACTATTACAGCACGTTGCTGATACAGACATATATAAACCAGTTAATGTCCAAGCCTTATGATGGCGAGAAAAAAGGGGAAGTCAAAAACGAATTTGAATTCATTAATATTGAAAGACATTTTTACATAGCTACAGTGATACTAAAAAAGAGTGACGAGCAAGCATGGGGAATGACATTAAGCGAAATAAACACGCTGTTTAAAGAACACTCCTTTGAAATGGGATGGATTAAAGCAGATAAAGAAGTCAATATAGATGACGTAATTTAGGAGGGATAACATGGAAGGAAAACCAAACATAGGCGCAAGAATAACGCTGGATGGTGAGAAAGAGTATAGGCAGGCGATAGGCAACGTAAGCAAGTCTATGACTGTGTTGAAAAGTGAGTTAAAGGCGGTATCATCAGAATTCGATGGAAATGCTAATTCGCTTGATGCTCTACGGGCAAAAAATGAAATCTATACAAAGCAACAGTCCGAGCAAGAGAAGAAGCTTGCGTTATTAAGAGGCGCACTGGACGGAGTCACCAAAGAATACGGAGAAAACTCCAAACAGGCGCAGGATTGGAAGATCAAGTTAAACAATGCCTATTCCGAACTCACAAAAATAAATCGTGAACTGAACGAGAACGAAAAGTACATGAGAGAGGCGGAAAATTCCACCGATAAGACAGCGAAATCCATAGATGAATTCGGGAAAGAGGTTAAAAATACCAAGGAAGAGACTCTAAAGTTTGGTGATGTGTTAAAAGCCAACCTTGCCGGTGACGCTATTATACAAGGCGTAAAAAGCCTATTTAACGCTATCCGAGACGGAGGCAGAGCCTTAGTCGATGTAGTTAAAGAATCCGCAGCCTATGCAGATAACATCATGACCATGTCAACTCAAACCGGAATTGCCACTGATACCCTGCAGGAATTAAATTACATGGCAGAGCTTACAGATACTTCACTCGAAACTATTACTGCTACAATGGCTAGAAATGTCCGGTCAATGAACAGCGCAAAGCAGGGAACCGAATTATATGTTGATGCTTATAGGCAGTTAGGCTTAGAAGTTACAGACACCAACGGACAGCTAAAAGATTCCGGTGCGGTGTTTTGGTCTGCTATTGATGCACTTGGAAAGATGGCGAATGAAACGGAGCGAGACGCCTTGGCTATGCAGTTATTCGGACGGTCAGCGCAAGACCTTAATCCTCTTATTGAGGTGGGAAGCCAAAAAGTTGCCGAGTTTGCCAAAGAAGCTAGAGACATGGGTGCTGTCCTCTCAACCGAGACACTGCAAGGACTCGGACAGACAGACGATGCACTCCAAAGATTGAGCCAGCAATTTGAAATTTCTAAGCGAAAAGTAGCCGTAGAAATGGCTCCTGCAGTAACAGAAGCGCTCGGGAAAATAACTGATAAAATTGGTGATGCTGATGATGAATTTGCAGACTTCGCCGGTGGGGCACTCGAGGATGTAGTAGATAGTCTTATATGGGTAGTTGATAATGCAGATTTACTTATATCCGGATTAAAAGGTATTGGTACGGCAATAATCGCCAAGAAAGCTTCTGATGGAATTGTGTTTGCTATAAACGCATATCAAACCTTGACCACTACCACGCAAGCCGCCACGGCTGCACAAACAGCTTTCAATGTAGCGAGCAAGGCGAACGTTATAGGTGCGATAGCAAGTGCAGTAATTGGGCTTGGAGCCGCCCTATATACATATACCCAAAGCGCAAACGAAGCAACTAAAACAACCGAAGAGACAATAAGTGCATTTGACAAATTAAACGAAAGCATACAGAAAAACAAGGAGACACGAGAAGAAAACCTTAAATCAATTAAAGATGAATATGGAGCTATCCAGTCACTAAATGATAAACTGTATGACTTGGCAGAAGCAGAGAAAAAGACCAACAGTGAAAAACAGGAAATGGCTGTACTGGTAGAGCAGTTAAATAAGGCTATGCCCGATCTTAATTTAACCATAGACGAGCAAACAGGCCTACTAGGAAAACAGCGGGATGAAGTTGATAAACTTATAACGTCAAGCCTTAAGTATGCAGAGGTTCAAGCTGCACAGGAAACTCTAAGCGAAATAGCCAAGGAAAAGTATCAAACAGAACAATCTATCAATGATATGTACGCCGAACGCATAGAAAAGGAAAAAGAATACAGCAAGCTGTATGAAACATGGAGCGAAGTTATCGATCTTGGAAACAAAGGCTATGTCTGGTTAACAAAGTCTGAAAAAGAGTTTTATAATGCCAATAAAAATGTAGGCGACTCTGCAATGGCGGTATCTCAAAGAATAAGAGAATTAAATACAGATATAGAAGCCGCAGAAAACCAAGTATCAGAGCTTGGCGAAACATGGAACGAAACAACAAAATACATTAGGGATAACTCTGCTTTAGATGCTGCCGGAAACGCCATCGACAGGCTTACAAACAAATTGCAAGGCGCGCTAGAAACTCAATCAGAGGCCGAAATAACATCAGTAGAGGATAGAATCCAAGCCGTTAATGATTTATATGATGATGAATACAAAGACCTTGAAAAAAGGCAAAGAGCGGAAGAAAAAGCTTTTGAAAAGTCACAGCAAGCCCAAGTCGATGCAGTAGAAAAGGCACAGGACAAGGAGCTCGAAGTTCTAGAAAAATCTCACCAAAAAAAGCTAAAACTCATTGACGAAGAGTATCTCGAAAAAATGAAGAACGTTGACGAAGACCGGTACAAAGAACTTAAATCGGTACAGGATGAAATTGACGGAATTAATGCACAACAAAAAGCGGAAGATGAAGTGCTTAGACTGAGACAAGAAGCAGATAAAAAGGCAGAGTTACAAGCAAAGATTTCTACCGCTTCAACGGTGGAAGATAGGCTGGCGGCTCAGAAAGAACTCACAGATTACGAAGAAGAGCTTGCAAGGGATAGACTTAAAAACGAGAGAGAATTACAAGTCGACATCCTTGAAACTCAAAAAGATACCATTAACGATACTTACGATGCAAAAATCGATTCACTCAAAGAGGCGCAGGAGAAAGAAAAGGAAGCCACCGACCTTGCATACGAAAATGAAAAGGATGCCATTGACGAAAGATACCGTTTGAAAATGGAAGCCTTAAAGGAAGAGCAAGAGCTTGAAAAAGAATCCCTCAATGATAAGCAGGCAGAATACAAAGAGTACCTTGCAGACAAAAAAGACCTTGCTATCCAAAACGCAAAGGATATTTACGAAGAGGATCTGACCGAGTTGAAACTTCTCAATGCTTTAAAATATGACGAAGTTAAGGCAAGCGAAGAGAAGATCAAAAAGCTATTGCAGAGCTATGCAACCACAACCGGATTAGAAACAATGAATAGGGATTTGGCGAACTCCAATGTGGTAGAAAACCGATATGGAAATATCCCACAGTACGGTAGTAATGTTCCGTCAAAAATCGAAATGGACTATACGCAGATGGAAACCGCCCTTGTTTCGGCATTTAAAAAAGCTAATCTTGCAATAATGGTAAACGACAAAGTGGTTGGAACCTTGGTGGAGAACAAAGTAAATAGAATGCTTAAGTAGGAGGTGCGACATGAGCTATTTTATATTTAACGATATCAGATCGGATGATATGGGCATAATCGTGGAAAATATACCGCCGATAATAAAGCCTCCGGGGAGATACAACTTAATTGAGGTTGACGGAAACGATAATACTAGGGTGGAGTTGTTAGGGTATAAGGCATATGAAAAGCCCATACCGATCGGGCTAAAAGATACAGATATCAACAGGGTTTTAGATTGGCTAGGCGGAGCCGGAAAACTTATTCTAAGCAATGAATTAGACAAGTATTATGATGCCTTTATCCTAGAACAGATTGACTACGAGAGGGCTTTGAGATTTAGAAAGGCAACGGTTAATTTCTTGGTCCAACCATACAAACACGCTACCGGCGAAGAAGAAACTGAATCAAGGATGTTGATAAATCAAGGGAATGTTGATTGTCTGCCTCTTATGACTATCTACGGATCCGGCGCAGCAGATGTGTTAATTAACGGCATAAAAGCATGCAGCGTAACCATCAGCGAGTACATAACATTGGACAGTGAAGAACAAGAGGCCTATAAAGGACTCATCATGCAAAACAGGGTTATGGTTGGAAACTTTCCGAGGTTTGCCCCGGGAGAAAATGAACTTAGCTTTACCGGCAATGTAACCAATGTTAAAACGCTTGTAAGGAGTAGATGGCGATGATTAAAGTATTTAAAGCCGCCGACACCAATTATGCAACCAATGGCGAGATTATTGTAAAACCGATAAACGCAGCCATAACCAAAACGAACGAAGAAGAATATCTCGAACTGGAAGCTCCGCTGAAATATGCGGAGTTTTTGATTCAGGATAATGTTCTGCTGGTTGATACTTTAACCGGAAAGAAAGGGTACCGGATACATAACCCAATCACTGGAACTACGATAGAAGTTAAGGCATGGCTGTGCTATCAAGAAAGCACTTCGGTGGGTACGGACCGGGGCGTTGTGATATCTCACGGTAAAAACCTTGAACATTGTGAGATAGATTCAAATTGGGATGATGTCGTAACCAAATTAATTCCGGTAGGATATAATGGTTCGACCTTGCCAGAAGGATATCTTTCCGTGGTAAGCCCTTACCAAAAAGAATATGTCAAAACGATTGAATTTGACTTAACAGAATCGCTCGAAGATGAAGCCGAGTTACTGGATGAAGCCATCAGCCTAAACGACTCCTTGGTAACTTCCTTGAAAAACTCAGTAACAATTCTAACAGCAAGAATACCGGCTTATGATTCTTCGGTTGCTAGTCTTGAAGCCGAAATATCCTCATTGCAGACACGTTATAATCAATTAGGTAATACAGAGCCCGAACTAAAAGAAAAGGCTAAAATCGAAGCACAAATACCGTTAATAGAGGATGAAATAACAGCACTCGGAGAAGAAAAGGCAACTACACAAGGATTGCTTACGCAGACGCAATCAGACCTTACGGCTGCACAGTCGGACCTAGCTATCGCAAAGGCAACATATAATAATCTTGTTATCGGTGACCTTCGGAGCCAAGCACAACAATATCTAAACATTAATCAATATCCTCAGATTAATTATGATTTAGAAGCTCACCTTGACGGTGTGGTTGAAATCGGTGATACGGTCCATGTAAAACATCCTGATATGAGAGTAGACCTTTTAACACAGGTAACAGCCTATCAATTAGATTGCCTTACGCTTAAGTTTAAAAAGGTTGAGTTTGGCACACTGAAACCCACCCTTAAAGGCAGATTAACCGAGATAGAACAAAAGGTTGAAAAGGTTAATGAAACTACAAAAAAGATAGGCAATTCCATTACCAAATATTCGTCCGAGTACAAACGAGACAACGAAGAAATGGTAAGTAAGTTTACATCGGAGCTGTATGGTATGACAAACGGTGTATTTGGGATGATTCAAAAAAATATGTCAGTACTCCGGCAGACAGCCAGTGAAATTTCCGCTACCGTGTCAAGGGTGAATGCAGATTTAAGCCAAAACATTGCAAGTCTTGATATAACAGCCGATCAAATACAGCTTACCGTTGCAGCAATAGATCGAGACTTATCATCTGCTGAATCAACCATAACGCAGCAAGCCAACATGATTAGTTTAAGGGTTGAAAAAGGAAAGGTAATCTCTGAAATTAACCAAACCGCCGAAAGTATAAAAATATCAGCGAGTAAGATAGATTTGACAGGACTGGTAACTATTTCGGATCTGGAAACAGCTGGGAAAACAATAGTCAATGGTAGCAATGTTACAACTGGAATTGTCAAGTCCAAGAATTACGCTTCAGGTTCGGCTGGCATGAAAATCGACCTTGATACCGGAATTATTGACAGTAAGGGGTTTAAGATTTTAGCCAACGGCAATGCTTTATTTGCTACCGGTGCTGTCAGTATTGATGATTCAGATATTGTAGTCACGGCACCAAGCGGGTCTTTAAAAGCGAAATACGGAAGCAGCACATTTGACTTAATAGGATTTGATGGAGCTAATCGAATTTATATTGGCGCAAAAAATACCATATCCCTGTCTTATTTATATATGTATCAAAGATATATCACTATAGGCTACCCCGGAACGAGTTACGGAGCAAGAGTAAGTATTGACAGCTCATACATTGGGCTTTACGGAGCAACCCCGGTGCTTAGGCAGTCGGTGGATAGAGTATATCCAGCAAGTGTTAATTTGCAGAACCTTGCCACTCGTTTTAATGCTCTCGTTACCGCACTTACAACATTAGGCGCAATAGACGGAAGTGATCAAACTTAGGAGGTGAAACATGAAAGCAATATATACTATGGAGCAAACGCAACAAGTAATAGCATATCTTGACGGCTTGGCTTTAACCGGTATAGATAACTTTAAAAGAGTAGCATTAGCGGCAAGCATCCTCGAAAAACCGGTTGACACGATAGAAGAAAAGGAAGGTGAAGCAAATGAGTGTAAATAATATTACACCGGCACCGATTAAAGTATATCTCAACACCAATAACTCAAAGCCTAACGAGCCGTTCAGAATCAAGCAAGGCACGCTTGACAGTACATACATGGAGATATTTATTAATGACAAAGGCGGTGTGATGGAGTTCCCGGCAGGCACAACCGCAAAATTTAAAATGCTTAAACCCGATAATGTACAAATCAACAATGCGGCCGATGAAGTAAGAAGCAATTCCATTATCGTAAAAGTAACACAGCAAATGTGGGCGAAGTCAGGGACGGCTACCGCGGAAATAATATTAATGCATGCTACACAGTCTCTTCCAAGTGCTACATTCCCAATCGAGATCATTCCATCAGTTCACGATGATAGCCAACTCGAAAATCTGCCGGAGTATACTTCATTAACCAATGCACTTGTGAGAGTAGAAGAAGCTGTCCCAAAAGCAGAGCAAGCCTATACCATAGCACAAGAAGCTGAAACCTTGCTTGATACCATGCAGACTGATTTCGCTCAGATGCAATCCGACAACACAGAAGCGGTAAACAATGCTAATGAAATAGCTCAAACACTTGAGCAAAAACTTGCTAATGGCGATTTCGTAGGTCCACAAGGTATACAAGGAATACAAGGCATTCAAGGCGAAACAGGTCCACAAGGTGAGCAAGGTATTCAAGGAACACAAGGCATTCAAGGCGTTCAAGGCTTACCCGGTGTATCCCCGTCCGTAGAAGTGAAAGCAAATACCGGAACAGCTTATGTCCTTACTGTAACAGATGCAGACGGAAGCTTTGATACTCCAAACCTAAAGGGCGCAGATGGTACAGGTGCAGGAGATATGACGGCAAACGTATACGATCCGCAAGGAAAAGCGCAAGATATATTTAATTATGCCGATAGCAAAATCCCTAAAGCAGAAAAAGGCACGGCTAATGGAGTTGCTACACTTGGAGCAGACGGAAAAGTACCAGCAGAACAATTACCGGAGATCAATGAAGATACAATGAATAGTACAGTAACATTTTCCGAAGCGGAAAGCGATATCAATATAGTAAGCGGAGAAACACACGCTACCTTATTCGGCAAAATTTTAAAGTCTATTAAGACTATAAAGGCGGCACTTGCAAATAAATTTGATATAGCCAACCTGATACATACAACCGAGATAAACGATACAGCCAAGGTCCCAAGCTCTGCAGTAACCTACAGTTTAGCGAATCAAATTACAGGGCTAAATGATAATTTAGTTTATACAAAAACCCCATTAACATCACTTACACCTAACCCCGGGTACACATTGCACGGCAGAGGATATTATTTCATCGAAAACAAAAAAGTCTACATGTATATATCAGCATTGGCAAGTCAAACAGGCAATATGTTCAATATGCCTGTCGGATATAGGCCTAATATTAATTTAAGTTTTGTTGGTGCCAACGAAAACGGTAGCACAGGTGATTTTATAAATGCATGCTTATTTAACGTGGCAAGCAGCGGAGATGTATACGTATCGGGCACCAACTTAAGTTTTGTAAATGGGTTCGTTTGCTTTCCGCTGCCTTAGAATGTTGTTAAATTAAATAAGCCAACATACCGAACCATAAATCACACCGGTTATTGCACTATCATTTACTGCGTTAGCTGTAACTTCGCCCGATGTATTTGCTACACAAGTTGCATATTGATGGTTTGTGGCATCAGCACCTGTAAAATATGCATTCGTAGACGGCCTATATCCACTCGGTACAATATTTGCTGATACACCGGCAGCAACGGATAAACCAGTAAGGCAAAGCTCCATAACATTGCCCGATTTATATAACTTATAAGTGGCCCCAGTCGCAATTGTTATTTTAACTAAATTATCATTTAACGTACCTATCTGATTCGCTAAACTGTAGTTTCTTAAAGCCCACAAGGGCTTATTTTTATACCAAGAAAGGAGTAAATCATGGAAAAAATTAAAGTAAACGGTCAAGAGTTTGACCTGGTCCCGATGGGGATATCAAGCTCGGACAAGAGACGGAGCTTTACCTTATCAACCACGGTATCGCCATCAGAAATAGAGGCTGCTTTTACCGATGTAGGTAGCATACAGTATTTATCCGAAGATGGCAAGGTATTAAGGACCTACCTCGATTGTGTATCACTAAAGGGTTATACACATGACATCGGTGGTGAGACCTATACGGTTGAGCTGTCTACGGATGCGGTGGAAAAGAGGCTGCAAGAGATCACGAGTGGACTGACCTATTCGGAGTTAGCGCTTGTGGAGGTTTACGAATTATTACTGGGGGTGATGGGATAATGGCTAATGTATATGCTAACTTAATTAGAAAAGGGTTGAAGACAATCGAGGATGTACCAGAAAGCTTGCGACCTGAAGTGGAAGCGATTTTGAATGCTTAGGAAACTATTAATTTTTATTTATAGAAGGGAGATTGAAACTATGGCAATGATTTATGTATCTTTAATTGTAAAAGGGCTTAAGACCTTTGCTGAGGTACCGACAACGCTGAAGGACCAAGTAAGGCAGATTCTGATTGACATTGATTGCGAGCATTTAATTACCGAGTAACCCTTGGGACCGTGAGGTAAAACTTACGGTCTTCTTTTTGTAACCATGAGCTGTAAAGCTCTCTCTATAATAAAATGAAAGAAGGTAAAAGGAATGGAAAAAGTATCAGTAGTAAAAGTATCAGTAGTTAGTATCATCGGTGCAATTGGTAGCTTCATGGCCAATCTATTCGGAGGATGGACAAGCGATTTGGCAACACTAATCATTATGATGGGTATAGACTTTTTTATGGGATTACTCATTGCTGGGGTATGGAAGAGAAGCGGTAAGTCCGAAAACGGTGCATTGAGTTCTTGGTCTGCTTGGAAAGGCTTGTGTAGGAAAGGTGTTTCGCTGTTATTTGTTTTGATTGCCTATCGACTAGATATTGCCTTGGGAGTAAATTATATTAGGACAGCCGTTATAATTGGATTTATGGTAAATGAGCTGATTTCTATCGTTGAGAATGCCGGTATTATGGGAATACCTATCCCAGGTGTGATTACAAGAGCAATAGACATATTAAAAAATAAGTCGGAGGGCGATAATAATGAGGATTAATGTAGACGCCGGTCACGGATCCAACACGGCCGGAAAGAGAACCCCTCCCATTCCGGGAGCGATCGATGTAAATGGGGATGGCAAAACAGACATCAAAAAAGGTGAGCAATACCGGGAGCATTATGCAAATGTCGGCGTTGCTATTTTTTTGCTCCGCGAGTTGCAGCGTTGTGGATTTGATACGATGCAGACTGGTTTCGATGATGATAATGCTTATGATGATCCGGATACGGCTTTGTCCGCTCGTCAGGCAGCCATAGCAAAAGCCAATTGTGATTACAGCATATCGGTCCACTTCAATGCATTCGGTGACGGTGCTAGTTTTAATACAGCTCAGGGAGTAGGTATCTACATCCATGATAAACATCAGGGCCAATCTAAAAAGCTGGCAGAGACCGTGCTTAAACATCTGGCCGGAGGGACCAAGCAGACCAATAGAGGAGTTACTCCTTATGGTTATGCTATGGTAAACTGCAATAACATGGATGTCAAGGGTGCCATTCTGGTTGAACTGGCCTTTATGACAAACCTCCATGAAGCAACGGAACTTATGGCGAGTGAAAAATTTTGGCAGGAGTGTGCTCAGGAGATCTGCAGAGGATTATGTGAGTTTACTGGTGTAAAATACATATCAGAGGTAAAAACTCCTACGATAACCATTACACCGGAATCGGATCCGGAAGATATTAACTGGATTAAAAGCAAGCTCAATGCACTGCTGCCGGAGATTACCGGAATCACTCCATTAAAGGTCAACGGCAAGTTTGATCCGGAGTTGAGGATAGCAATTTTGATTTACTGGTACCTACTCGGTTGGAGCGACTTAAAGGATGACGGAACTAAAGCCGGGAAAAACACAATCAAGGCATTGGCTGCAGGTAGAGTAAAATAATTAAATTATCAAAGTACAATATATTTAAAAGAGGCGGCGATTATCCTCTGTGCCGTAGGGTTCCCGTGACCTCCCCAGTTTTTACTGGGGAGAGTTTCGGCTGCCGCCCAGACAGCCATCATCAGACGGGGTTATATTTCTCTGATATGCACAACCGTGAACACTTCAGACTGTGACTGAGTGATGCTTACGCTTCCTGTTTCTTGATCAATTTCTAAAATTCCAATTATCTGATTCTTCCAACATTCACGCTTTGCTCTGTATTCAGTTTTATGTGCTTCCCATTCCTCGTCCGTGTCATAACATTCGCGACAGTTCATCGTTTCCGAAAAAATCCATGCATTTAATGCTACGTGGTTTAACCGCAATGTAAAAGCTTCAACCAGATACGAGTGACAATTCCCTGTACCATTGTCTACAAACGAACCCTTAGCAATTAACTGAATAACAAACTCATTATCCTCAAACTTCTTCATATTCTTGCGACCTCCATTTGATTTATTAGCTATTTCTTATGATTTAATTATACTATAGGGGACTAATATTAATCAATGGACATATTTAACAAAGATTAGCACCCTAATTTATGAATAATTACTATAGTGCCCTAATGCATAATATGATATTATGATGAAAAGGAGGATTGCCATGTCTAAATATAATGAAAAACAGAAAGAATACACCATGAACTACATGAAGGAAAACCTGGACGAAATAAAGTTCCGTGTACCGAAAGGCAAGAAAGAAGAATATAGAAAGATTGCCGAGAGCCGCGATATGAAGCTCACTCCATTTATCATCGATGGAATAGAAGAGAAAATATCCAGACAGGAGAACAATATTTCCGAATGCTTTATGGATGGCGGAATAAGCCTGACAACTCTGGATAATATGCTGTATGGAGCTTATATGGACAAAAACCCACGCGATCCATACGAACGGGAATCTCACTATGCGGATCGGATATCAAACGGATATGCAGAAATCAAAAAGGAGATCGCGAAATATTTCTCATGGCAATAGAAGAGAAGATATCTAGATTATAAGAAAGCCCCCGGTTAATCGCCGGGGGTGTTTTTGCTTAAAAGTTGAATTATTTTATCTTGATTTTCATCTAACTGTCTGTTCTGTATTTCTAGGATAACTTCGCGACCTACAATCTCGCCTATCCCATATAAAAACAAACTGAGAATTCCGGAGGCAATCCATGTTGAAATTAATACCGCATAATATATAGTGGTGTCTTTAACATCTCTTGTCATGTCCTCTGAAAATTCAGAATCATATACAATAACGGTAGATACGCTTTGCTGTTCGGCCAATTGAAAAGCTCCTAAAAAAGCTAATGCAAAAATACATATAGATACAACTTTACAAATTCTCGAGAAAACCATAACCCCTCCTTTGTAGATGCCAATGTTTACCAAAACATTATAAACCTTATAGAATAAAATGTAAACAAAAAAGAACCTCATACACCAGTTTTATTCCTGATGCGCAGGGCTCTTTATTTCTATTTATCAAGTTGTAGTTATAATTACCTATACTTCATACCTAAAAATTTCTTTTATTTTCTACGAATACTAATAATATATCTTTTATATTTTTCCATTTCAAGGCGCTCGCTGTCTGTTAAGTCTGGTATACTGTTTTCTCCTAGTAGCCATGTAATAGATGCTCCGAGCGTTTCTGAAATTTTATAAAGGGTTTCAACCGTGAGTTTAGCTTTACCGCTTTCAATCTCAGATAAAGTAGACTGGCTTATACCAGCCTTGATGCTTAATGCCAGTTGCTTTAAGCCGGCATTTTGCCTTGCTAAATATATTCTTTCGCCTATTTTTTTGCTATCATAGCCCATGTCAACACCCCTGGATTACAATAACATACCAAAATTTCCGAAACAATACAATGTTGACAATTATCGACATTAGCAATAATATTATTACAATACCGATATTTATTGGCAAGGACGGCATATTTCCTGCACACCATCACTTTCTTTGTTCCTTATTTTTATGGTTCATATACATTAATTCTACATAAGCCAATTGGCATGATATAAATTACGCAAAAGATAAAATCAGACATTGAAAACAAACAAATGTTCTGTTATAATGACATTAATTTCACCGCGTGATCACTGATAAATTTACCGAAGGGGGTAGCAGTATTGGAAAAAGATTTCGAGGAATTTATTGCATTAAGATGCGAAAGAGCTTTAGAGGGCAATGAAGAGTATATGCACGATGAAGAATGTGGAGAATACGATCAAGACATACTCGGCGCTCGCGCACAGACAATTTGTTATTTACAAGGAATGAGGGATATGTTGCAGTTCATAGGGATTGAAGAAACTCCAATTCTCAACGCAATTGGTAGCCGCGGTAGCCAAAACCGGTAGCCATTAGTCGGGATAATAAATAATTACACGGTGCGTAATGCGCACATATTGTTATGCTAATATACAATCAATCCATAGCAAAACAGCTCAATTGCGCACCAATTAACCAACCACAAAAAATAAGCCGGCTAGACTTAGGATCTAGTGGGAGACCGTGCAGGTTCAATTCCTGTCATCCGCAGTATACAGTAGTTGTATTGAAACCCTTATGACAAGCTCATAAGGGTTTTTCATTGTGAGAAAGCAAAGAGAGCAATGCCAACGTGTACAGGCGAACTATGTCTGCAAGCAGACATAAGATACTCGCGAAGTGTGTTTCTTCCGATTGTAAAAGGAAAACATAAAGGGTGTTTTGATATTGTTCTAAAAAAGATCAATACATAAGGGATTATATTTAGTTCATTTGCTTAAAATATTAACACAAAATTAATACCACCTTAAGTTTCTTTATACCATATTAATGTTGATTATGTTATCATATAAATGATGTTGCAGAAAATAGGTAGTTAAATAATTTTAAAATATAAACAAAGGATTGATGATTTGAATGAAATTTTTTAAAAAAATGAGCCCAGGCCGTTTTATTTCTCTCGGATTTGCAGTCATAATTTTAATTGGGGCTCTTCTTTTATATCTTCCCTTTACTCATAATGAGGGAGTGGATGTTTTGTTTATCGATGCAATGTTTACCTCAACCAGCGCAGTATGTGTTACCGGTCTCACTGTAGTTGATACGGCGGATACGTTTAATGCATTGGGACAAACTATCATAGCAATTTTAATCCAAGTAGGGGGATTGGGTGTTGCATCCGTTGGTGTCGGATTCATATTACTGGCTAGAAGAAAGGTTGCCTTCAAGGACAGAGTTCTGGTAAAGGAAGCATTAAATCTGGATTCGATGAAAGG